TATCAGCTTCACAACACGCCATTTCATATATACCGTCGTATCTGGTATATATGTACTCAGATTCTTGCATCAATCCCATTGACTTTGTCATTAACATTAACTTTTTGTTCATTTTTGTTACTCCTTTGACAGTTTAGAGACGTGTCAAGGTCAAGGTCAAGTCGCTAACTTACAGGACACAAACTGATGTAACAATAGTATAGTTAATTGTAGCGTGTAGGGATTCACATAATAGCTTGTTACTACACGTAGTAGGGCAAGCCTGTAACACTCCATCAACTATAGCATTATTATACAAGCAATTTTTACACTCACCCTCATGAGTAAGTAGTGGGGCTAGGATATGAGATACTCTAAATTTGTCTACGACTGGTCTGTTCATGTTAGTTACTCCTTTTCCTTCTTTTAATTATCTTTATTGTCGCACGTACAGGAATGTATGTCAAGAAAATTCGTACGATTAATACATTTATTTTTGCGCGGTACTCCGGGCTGCACACGTATGTTTATGTATGCATAGACTATGCCAACTATAGGCTTATGCAGGAATCGTGCCACCTTACATGTTACATGTACTTGCATAAAGCATGCCAACTATAGGTGTATGCAGGAATCGTGCCACCTTACATGTTACATGTACTTGCATAAAGCATGCCAACTATAGGCGTATGCAGGAATCGTGCCAACTATGTTACGTATGATGCTTAACATGTTTATTTATATGTATGTTGATTATATGTATGTTGATTATATGTATGTTGACTGTTAACATGTTAACCATTAGCACAGTAACCGTTAACAAAGTCAGTTTGACATCGATGCCCTACCGTTTCAGAGACGCAGCGGCATCACACATTTTTAGTTAATCCAAATTCCCTAAAAGTCACACAGTATACAACATACCCTATACAACAATCAACAAAGTCACTTATAACACAAACACTAAACCATAAACATACAATCACACAATTTTCAACTACCCACGTAAGTAACTATACGCACGCTATATACAGTAACGCACATAATGACTAGAAAACACCGTAATAATCAATTACTTGTACAGTATCTTAAATACCTCACGTTTTATGAATTATTTTACGTAATTTTCTTGCTTTCTCTCACTGTTTCTGCTATAATAGAGTTAAGGAACTGTATATAAAATGGCAATCTCTGAGGCTTTAAAAGACAAAGAAGAACTAATATTTGACGCTTATTGCAAGTCATTAGACCTAGACCTTGCATTAAGTGTCATATCCTTATCTGAGAAGGAACTTGACGAGATAAACGCAGATGAAGAGTTTGTTAGCCGGTTGATGCGTAGGGAAGCAGAAGAAAAGCAAGGCTTAATACAGAAGCTGCGAGACTTAGCTAATCCAGAGAAAACACCATCGCCATCAGCGAGGTTGTCAGCTATAGAGAAGTTAGGGATGATTGTATGGCCGAGTAAGTTTGGTAAAGGCGACCAAGCCGATAAGCAGCGAGGTACATCAGTGGAGATATACACATTCGAGATACCGGATAATAAGCGATAACATGATATTGTTATACCGGATAAATTATTGTTTTTGAGTGACGGGTGATGAGTGTGTTGGGAGCGATGATGAGCTAAAATGAGGTTCGCTTTGTCCCAAGATACAGTGGCATACTAGTTAAAAAGGTAAGGGTAGAGTGTGGTAGCATGTTACTAGAAGACTTTGCGGTAGGCAAGAGTAAGTTTACAAGGACGAAGCAGAACGTGATTATTGTGCGACCCCAAGATGGGCCACAAGCGCAGTTCCTTGCTTCTCCTGCTGATATATGTATAATGGGCGGGGCTGCTGGAGGTGGCAAGTCGTATGGGTTGCTACTAGAGCCTTTACGTTATCATAACAACCCGAAGTTCAAGGCGGTTATCTTTAGACGAGAGTCAGCACAGATAACAAACGCTGGTGGGTTGTGGGATACAGCAGAAGATTTGTATAGTAAGTTTAATGCAGTAGGTGTTAAGACACCAAAGCCGCATTATAGCTTTAAGAAGGGTATGACAGTATCCTTTAGCCACATGCAGTATGAGAAGGACAAGATAAGTTGGGATGGGTCGCAGATTGCATTAATTGGTTTTGATGAACTGCAACACTTTACCAACACACAGTTCTTTTACATGGGGTCAAGAAACAGGTCGATGTCGGGTGTAGCTTCCTACATGAGAGGAACTTGTAACCCCGACCCTGATAGTTTCCTTGTTGACTTTCTAGCATGGTGGATTCAACAAGAAGGTGAGAAAGGTAAGGAAGAGCAAGCCGGTTTTCCTATTGCAGAACGTGCGGGTATCATACGATACATGGTGCGTATTGAGAATGAGATATATTGGGGTGACACACCACTAGACTTACAAGTGGAAGTGAACTACAAGTGTGGTAAAGGGAAGTACATCATTGCTCTTGAAAAGAATGATAATGACCCATTACACTTTCGGCCAAAGAGTGTAACGTTTATACCAAGTAAGGTAACGGATAACAAGATATTGTTATCACAAAACCCTGAGTACTTAAGTAGTTTACGTTCGATGTTAGAGTATGAGCAGCAGAGGTTGTTAGGTGGCAATTGGTTTGCAAGACCTTTAGCTGGTGAGATATTTAAAGAGCACTATTGGAATAGAACAGAAGGCGTACCTAACAAGTACCATATTAAACGGATTGTGCGGTATTGGGATAGAGCTTCAACGTTACCTAGTGATGTGAATCCAGACCCCGACTATAGTTGTGGTGCATTGGTTGCTATTGCTGATAACGATGATATATATGTATTAGACATTGTGCATGGTAGGTGGGAAGCAGGAAACTTACAGAAAACGATGTTAGACACTGCTAAGTTAGATGGTCGGGAAGTTCCTATTTGTTTAGAACAAGACCCCGGTAGTGCTGGTAAGTTTGAGGCACAATATAACTTGCGAATGTTGGCTGGTTACAATGTGAAGTTGATGCCGAAGAGGTCAAGTAAGCTTACGTACTGGCGACCATTGGCAGCGCAGGCTATGGCGGGCAATGTGTATCTTAGTATGAAGGACTATAAGAATAAAGGTGCTAAGTCAAAGTGGATTAAACCTTTTGTTAAAGAGGCTGCTGGTGTTACCGATGGTACACAGCATGGACATGATGATATGGTAGACGCAGTTGCAGGTGGATTTATATATATTGCACAGAAGATTAATGCTTCTATGGGGTTAAGTCCAACTGCTATGATTAAAGGGATGTAATATGGCAGGCATGATGCTATGGTTAGTTGGTAGATGGAAAGGTGATAAACCATGGGAGTTGATGGGGTTATTCAATAGTAGGCAGAAAGCTATTGATAATTGCACAAGAGACAATGACTTTGTTATGGATGATATTGAGCTTAACAAACACCTTGGTGATGAGATAACTCCTGATGGGTACTATCCTAAACTTGGTCATGTATGTGCTGGTGACAATCCAGAAGTTGTAAAGGCACGTGAAGCACTACAGGTATAATTTTTTATTTATAAGGGGATGTGATGGTAGATAACAAAACCTACAAGGAATTGTATGCGGAGCAGTTTGAACAGTTAGCAACGTTCATGGATGACAAAGATAAGGCAAGGTCTGAGTTGTTAGACCTAGTTGATAGGTATGGTGTGGCGCACTTGCAGGAAGAAGTGAAAGCAAAGTTGCCGAAAGATTTACGTCAACTAAGGTTTCCACCTTGGCGAGAACAACCTAATGTAGTAGCACAGATTGTGTCTACTACAAAAAAGGCTGTTAAAAACATATTGACATATGATAAGTTTGCTAAGCAATATGGTAGTAATGAAGACTTATTCACATTAGAGTGGGTTAAGTTCGCAAGGAAATATGGGTTTAAGAAAGAACCTAAGACATACATTGATAGAAAGTCATTTATAATGAAACAAGTTTATGTTAAGTTAAGAAGGATGAGAGATGAGCAAACGGCAACCACTTCTTAAGAAGTTATTACTCAGCTCAGTTAGTACACTATCCTCGTTGTACGACCAGTTGTATTCTGAAACAACAGGGAACACACGACAGATTGTGTCTAAGTCAGGTATTTCTATACCTTCGTATCCTGTATATAAACTTGACTTAGCTGAACGTGTAGACACAGGTCTTACACGTGACCTATATAGAAATAAAGACAATCGCTATGCCTTAGCTGGACAACTAGCAAAACCTATCATAGATAACCTTGTAAGTTTCATTGGTAAGCCTGAATTTATGTACACAAGCGAAGCTCAGAAGAAAGTATTTGATAAGTTTGTTGTACCTTATAAGAATATTCATAGGATGAGCACTAGAGATGGTGATGATGCAATATGGGTACAATGGCAGAACGATCATATAGAGTTTGTTGTTATACCACCAGAAGTTATTAAGGAAGTGTGGATTGACCCTGTACTTAAGACAATAACAGGTTATAAGCTGAAAGAGTCGACCTCCTACTCTAAGAAGGAAGAAACATCAGCTAGGTCTACTACAGAGATAGAGGTTACTGCAACATACTTCAAGAGAACATCACAAATTGATGGCAACCAAGAAGAGGCTACTGTGGTCAATCCTTTTGGTGTTATACCTATTGTTATGCTACCTAATGATTTAGAAACATTTGAGATTCGTGGGCATTCAGAGTATGAGAACATTGAACCTATGCTTAAGTTCTATCATGACATGACATATGAAGCAGGAGTTTCACAGAAACGTGACGGACATCCTAAGTCAAAGGTTAAAACAGGAAGTATTGGTAATTGGGTCGATAACAACTTTGGTGCTGGTACATGGGCACAAGTTAAAGAAGGTAATGCCTCTATATCATTACAAGACAGAGATTTGTTTGTACTTGAAGGTGATGAGGACATACAGTATATAGAGTCCAACAAAGCAACAGGTGACTATACCAAGTTGTCGGAGACTGCATTTACTAACATAGTAGAAGGTTCAGGCACACCAGAGATAATCTTTGGTGCTAACCTTGGTACGAACCTTGCCGCTGCTATAGAGCAGCGACCTATTTGGCGTAAACGTGTTACAGATAAACAAGAACAGTTCAGTCCAATGTGGCAAAAAGTATTTGAACTTGCGTTCATGGTGTACAATTATGCAACGTTTAGTAACATTGGTTCTAAGTTCACTTTAGAGTGGCCTGACCCTGACTTCGCTTCCACAAAAGAAAAAGCAGACTCTCTTAACATATATGCAAATGCACTCGTTAAACTAAAAGAGAATTATCTTGTTGGGGATGAAGAAGCACATACCACGTTAAAGAAACTGAACTTGTTGAACCTAGAACATGATTTTGAGAAGCACGAACTAGATATTGAAAAGACTGTTGCAAAGACCGCTAAACGAAGATTGATTGCTCCACCACAAGGTAAGACACAAGCAAGTGCAGGAGTTGGTGGTGAGGAAGATACCGGTGAAGGTGACAACGCCGATGCCGAAGATGGTGGCAAGGAAGATGCAAAGGTAGACGGAGGAAAGACAAATGGCTGATAGAATTAAGTATAATCCGGTTAAAGGTGCTGATGGAAAATACGAATCGATAGAAGAAGTATCAAGTGAACCAGTAAGGTATAAAAGTAACATCTCTACTACCATATTACCAGATAGTGTTTCTATTGGCAATGATGCTGCTTTTAAAATATTAAGTGAAGGTGATGAGGAACCCTACTTTTTTGTAAACACTGTTATGTTAGGGGATAAGTACAAAACATTAAACTATCCACCTATGACACTCACAAAAGAGTGGGGTGAGTCATTCGCAAAAGGTATTAATGCAGTACCATCACCAATGTACATTAAAGGACATGAGGATTCTAACTGGCAGTTAGAGCAGTTCCGAATACCTGGAGATGGTTATCTTGTAGGTGGTAAAGTAACAAAGATTGATGGTGATGATGCACTTGTTCTTAAAAACTATTTACTGAAAGGTGATACCGAAGAGAAGAAAGCATTGTCAATTAAGACAGTACGTGAGTTAAAGGCTGGTATGTTATCTACATCAACTGGTGATATACACAAGCGTAGAGTTGAGTTTGATGAAGATGGAGATGCTGAATACTATGTCATAGAGTCCATAAAAGGTCGAACAAATGCGTTAGTTGAACATGACATGACTGGCTCACATGCCAATATTGTTGGAACTAACTTTAAACAAGGTACTAAATCCACCGTTGGTGGAAGTAACGATATTCAAGGAGACGAAGAAATGGCAGCAGAACCAAAAGAAATGACCATCGAAGAAATGATGGTACGTTTTAAGAATCTCGCCAATTTAGGGAAGCTGGATGGTCTCAAATTGTCCAGCGAACTTGGCATTGATGTCAAGACACCTGACGAGGTTGCCGGATTACTTAGGCTCAAAGCGTTTGAGGATGTTAATGGCAACATTACCAATTACCTCAAAGCTGAGGAAGCAAGACAAAGTGAAGAGTTCGATTCACTCGTAGCGAACGAATTGAAAGAGGCATTTAAGAATGAGACAGTTGCTCTTGTTGCAAAGGCTTTATTTAGTATCAAGAAAGGTACAAAAGTAGAAGTACTTGCTGAGATTGAACGTGTCAAGACAGAGGAAGCTGTTCTCAAACTAAGAAGTGATCTTGCTTCCAATGGTAACTTTGTGCCTGGAAGTGACAACGACACTGGTGATAATACCGGTGAAGAGATGGAGGGTTAACACATGGCAGTCACAGTTACTACATTAAGAAACCACAAATTCCAAAACAAAACCGTTGAAGATCGCATTGTTGTTCTTGAGAATACACTTGCTCGTGATGTTGAACAATTTGAACTTGTTATCTTTAATGGGTACTTTGGAGAGGTTCGTAACGTTGAAGATGTTGCGAATGGGGACGATATACTTGTCAACATTGACAGTAATCGTATCATATGTACAGATCAGGTTGGCGCTGGACAGACATTTGCTGTTGGTGGGAAGGTATGGTTTGATCCGAACGCCGCTGGTGCCGCTGGTGCATTGTATGACGCAGAAAATGTTTCTGACTTTGTTGCAGTAGGTATTGTTACGGCAATTGATACTGCATCACAGGCGTATCTTGAATTTAGACCTTTTGCACAGGACACTGATATTACCTTGGTAAGAGACGCAGCAAGTGCTGCAGAAGCTGTTGCCTTGAACACTGCACACCGTGGTCTTGTCGCAGGAAACCCGCATGTTGTTACAGTTGCAGAGCTTTCATTAGACAACGTAGATAACACAACCGACCTTCTTAAACCACCTTCAACAGCTCAAATTCTCATTGACGGTGACCAAGATACGGCCATTGGTTTGAACACAACGCACCGTGGGTTAGTTGCAGGAAACCCGCATGTTGTTACGAAAGCAGAAGTTGGACTTACTGATGTTGATGACACAACTGACCTTCTGAAACCACCTTCAACAGCACAGATTTTGATTGATGGTGATCAGGACACGGCTATTGGTTTGAACACAACGCACCGTGGTCTTGTTACAGGAAACCCGCATGTTGTTACGAAAGCAGAAGTTGGACTTACTGATGTTGATGACACAACTGACCTTCTTAAACCACCTTCAACAGCTCAGATTGCTCTTAATACGGCTTATGCGCTTAATGCAGCAAAAACCGTTGCACTTCCGATTACAGCAGACGCTTCTGGTGGTATCGAATTTGTTCTTGCTACTTACGGTTTAGCTGCTGGTGATAAAATCTTTGATGTTCTTGTAGTAGCTACTACAAGTGAAGCAAATGGAGCACTAACACTAAGTCACACTGGTGGAAATGCTATCACAGATGCAATAGCCTGTGTAACAACCAAAGCAATTGATAGAGTGGCAACACTCGATCAGGCAGAAGTGACCATTGGGGCAGCAACTCTCAAAATTACGGCCGCTGGTGACACACCAGGCGACACAAGAGGCATAATGTATGTTTCTTATATCCCAGCATAGGAGGCTGATAGATGAATAACTTAATTATTTCCAAAGAAAGCCTCAGAAGAGACTTTTACAAGAGACTTGAAGATGGTAAACCTGTCCATGTTTCACCGCAACAGGCTGTAACAATTGCTAATGCTCAGTTCGGTATTAGTGGTGTTAAAGCACCGAATATGGCACTTATCAATGCTATGCGTCCTCTTTCTAGCCGAAAAGGAATTACGCTTACTGGTAAGTACAAGAGTGGGTTTGATTATCGATTCAAAGGCGGTTCAATCAATGAAATGATTGCCTCTGGTAAATTTTCAAGCTCGTCAACAAACACCCTGTCAGCAGACTGGACTAACTTTGTCAACGCACAGAGATTTGACCTAACTGTAAGGCAGATGGAACATCAAACGATAAGAGGAAACTTTTACCGTGAAGTTATGATGCCTAATGCGACAGCGACAATTACACCGCAAGAGATGTATCCCTATGCTTTCCGTTTCAGTGAAGTGGATGGTCAGGGTCAGGCAGTACCACAAGGTACTATCATGGGTGGTGAGACCGATTCTATCGCTTTCAAGATTTATGCAACTGGTTTCAATTACACTTTACTGTTGTCATTGTTTAATCAGACGTTCGATCTTGAAAGAATGAATGATGGTGTTGCAGTTGCACATGCTGCAAAGAAAGATGATCTTGCAATGTCCCCAATCTTGGATTACACCTACACAGGTACACAGCAGACTGCTGCTGATACAACTGCAAGTGCTGGTGCACAGGAGTTACTGTACAGAACGTTGTCTAACGCAATTGACGACATGGGTAAAAGAAGCGAGCCTTCAAAGGGTGAACACGACAAGTATCTTGTTGCTTCTGATCTTACCGTTCTTTGCTCTACTTACGACTCTCATCACATTGCTCCTCTTGTTGCTAGTGGACTTCCATCAGTTAACCAGATGAGACTTCCACCACTCACCGCAATCACTAAGATTGTAACTTATGATGACACAACCATTGAGTTTCCAGAAACAACTGACACATACACAGGTGTTACCGCAGGTACAATTTATCTCGTTAAGTCGAATAACCGGATGATGATTCCGATTAAACGTGCGTTGACAATGGAATTTGACCCGAATCCAAGTGTTCCTACTCTGTCAAAAGAGGAAAGAGCTTGGTATATCGTAGAGTCAATTTACAACACTGGTATTGCTTCTTACATTCAAGAAGTCACACTTCCTGCTTGGCCATAGAAGTAAGTATTTTCGCAACTCTAGGTAGGGGTGTAAAAGCCTCTACCTATACTATATAGGTATACTAATGACAGACCTTGAAAAACTTCAGAAATACATGTATCCGTATTACCAAGATGTTGGTGATGAAACTCTGTTAGAAGTATATCTTACTGATTTTTTAACTCCCTATTGTGCAGCTTCTGAGTTGTGGGGAGAACTTGCACCTAGCATAATTGCTGGTAAAACAGTTAAGTCATACAGTACAGGTGCAGAGAGAACTGAGTATCTTGACCCTGTAAAGATTACACAAACATGTACTTATTTTAGTATGTATTATGCAAGGAAATGCAAGGAAGCTAGTGGAACTAATACAAGTCAAGCTGTACTACTAACGAAGCCAGAGATAGCTAGAGGCGCAAAGGTATGAGCACTTTTGACTTTAATCTAATAGCTATTCGTGCAGAAGAGGTGAATCGTATAGCTGTTGACCCTGCTACCGTTACGGTAGCTACGTACACTACTAAAGTTGATGGTTATGGAAAGACTGTAAGAAATTTGGCTGTTTCCCCGACCTCAGACACAAAGTCTGATGTTAGGGTAGCAAATAAAGTTTCAACACTTGATGAAACAGGAAAGAGACTTACACCGGATAATGTAATATCAAGTAAGTACCTTATTGCATCTTATGATAATACTTGGTTAACTAAAGGGTTATTGGTAACAGTGAATAGTATAGCTTATAAAACTGATACAGTTCACCTAAACACAAGGTTTGGTGGCATTATAAGTAAGACTTGTTTGTTGATGGACATTACAAAGAGGAAAGCATAGTGTTAATTAAGTTAGAAACTAAAGCTAAGTATGATGCACAGCTTAATGCAGTATTGTTTGAAGATAAGGCAACTGCATTACGTATGGCTCAGATCATTATAACACAATGTGTACTGTTAGAAGATATAGAGGTGAGTGTAGCTGAATGTACTGAGGAAGACAACATACATCCTATGTGGCGTGGAAGGAAGCGAGGAGAACATGCCGAAGATAAAAGCTAGTTCACCTAATCCAATGGCAGAGATAATGTTGTTTTATAGTACTGCTGAAAAGTTAGGATATGCACTTGCAGTAGCTTATGCAGCAAAGGCATTAGTTTATTTTCAATCAGTACAACGTGACTTAGGTAAAGGTGCTCTTGGAGAGTTTTGGACTAATAGGACTAACATTGCAGCAAGTAAGTGGATTGCAAAAGCTTTTCGTACACCAACAAGTTATGGTTTTTACGTGGCACATAGTAATGATGTTAAATATGGAAAGTATCTTGAATATTATAATGATGAGAGATTTGCAAGTTTAAAGCCAATAATGGCTATATTTGTACCTCCTTTTTTAGCAGAACTAAGAAAAATTTATGGTAGGGATTTTCATTATGATATTACCCACGGTGTATAAGTATCTTCAAGGGCATGGTACTATTAATGATGTGTTTACAAGGGCTAACTCATGGGCTAATCCCGGACAGCTTACAGCAGCGTATCTTGTCATATGGGAGGATACCAGTTTTGCAAATGTTAGTGATAATGGTGAGGTAAGAGTAAAAATATCCTGTCATGTGCCACCTGAGAATGATGATGACCTTGATAAGTATATAGTGAATGAATTGTTTACTTTGTTAGATAAGAAAGTGCTTACAGATGGTGCTTTTAAGATAAGGTTAAGTGTTACAGCAGAAATGACTGATGTTTCACTAAATGATGATGGTACAATATCCCGAAGTCGGGTTATTACATTAGCTTCAAGATGGAGGTAACTAACGGTGAAGAGGCAATATGTTTATACAAAGAATGGAATAGAGCTTTTTAGAACTGAGGAAAAACCAGCTAAATTAGCTCGTTCATTTAAAGTTTCTGTGACTGAATCAGTCATAGATGTCGCTACTAAAACTGTTGAGGTCAAGACCTCTACAAAGAAGAACAAGGAGTAAGATATGGCTTATAGTTTTGACAGTCGAGCTGGCTTCTCGAATGAAGGATTTAGAGCCAGAAGGCTTAATCCTGGAAATTCCTATCCAGCAACAGACAATCATTTAGGTGCGAATGGGGTAATTGACTGCTCTGCATTACTTGCAGGAGACAGTATCATCTATCGGTTTGACGCAACAGGAGACTGGACAACCACCGTTTATAATATATCAGCTCTCGGTGCAACTGAGACACCAACAACACTCACTAATGCTCTGAAAGCACTTGGTGCACCTTTTACTGACGTGTTCACTGCTACTGTTGATGTTTCAACTGGCAGAGTTAAGTTTGCTGATACTGCTGGTGGACATGATTACATGGAGATCAAAGGTGTAATTGGCATTGTATGTGGGTTTGGTGGTACTGATGATGCTGCTGCAATCGGAACACAGTTTGTTGACTGCTTTGATGACTCAGGTGCTTTTACGGTTCCTCCTATCAACAAAGATGGTGAAGAGATTGAACAAGAGTCTGGGCGAGGACAAATTTGGAACTTAATCATTGACGCACTGCATAAAGGTATTGCACCTTCAATTGCATTGCTTGATGAACGTTACGAGTTTAAAGAGATGCTTATGGGTGGTGCTTGGGATGACACAGCACAGGAGTACACACCTCCTACCACTGACCTTATCAACAAACCTCAGTGTGCAATGGAATTTTTTGTTCCTAAGTATGCAGAAGGTACAGGACACAGAAGTGATTTTGTTGGTTACAAGATGTTGAACATACTACGTCTCACCGGCATGGAAGGTGAAGTCTCTCACGCTGTAAAAGCTTGGGCTGGCTACCAGTACGATTGTATTGTGCAAGAGTACGTTGAGTCTGGTGTTAAATATCCAGGTTACACTGAAAAAGAGCTGTCAATTGCAGAGTATGCGGCTTTAGGTTTGCCTGCCTAAAGATATTCTATTTCTCCGTGTGGCAGGTGGTCTACCCTATCTGCCACACCTTTGAGGTACACATGTTAAAACCTATATACTCTCTAGAAGAAACAGAGAGGTTGATTGCAGAAAACACTGAAAAGATAGTGATGCTTCCTTGGAATGGTAACTACATTCCTTTTAAATTACGTATGTTAAACTCTACACAGATGAAAGCTTGTGGAGATTTTTCAGTTGTTTCTATAGCCAATGAAGAACAGGAACAAGATAACGCTTTAGATATTGACAAAGGTGAACAGTTCAAAAATATATTGAGCCTTAAGAATACACAAGAGAAGATGTTAGAGATGGCTCTTGTTAGTCCTACGTTTGATGAAATATGCAATATACTTAATGCTTCTGATCTTATTATAAGTATAAGAGCAACATTAGCTAAGTGTGATGAAGCCATAAAGACTGCAACAGATCTTACTATGGAACAGACAGCAGAGTTGGTAAAACGTGTAGAAGATTACAAGTTGTATCTTGCTTTCCTCTATCCGGAAGATTTTATAGGTGCTTTTGTACAGTATATAGTGCAAAGAGAACATACTGACATTGATATTATCTCACGTAAGATACTGTTAGAGGTTGGACTTTCTGCTGATAAGTTTGGTGGTAGACCTTCCGACTTTCTTGAAGGTAATTTCACTGAATATCAGAAACAGGATATGGATAAGGCATCAAGTAGTATAGTATTTCAGTACAGAGAAGATGAGAAGACAGAAAATAACGCTAAAGACAAGTGGCACAGAAACAAAAAGAAGTTTAAGGGTAACACATAATGGCAGATGACACCAATGTAGGTAGCTCTTTTAGTAAAATCTCTGTTGACATTTCTGATGTTGGTAAAAAGGTAGCCAAGCTCGCTGGTGTTTTTAAGCTGGCTACTGCTGGTGTTAAAGGGTTTACTGCTGCGTCTGTAGCAGGTTTTGCAACTACGGGAGCGGCTGCTATAGGATTAGGACTTCTTGTTGGGTACGTACTTGTAAAAGCATTTCAAAAGCTATATGGTGCTATGAAGAAAATTATTAAAGTGTCACTTGAATATAATCAGTCATTAGCTAATACACAGTCAGTTGCAAGAGCAACAGCTAGTGAGTTAGGTAAACTAGATGCAGCAGCAAGAAGTGCTGGTGAGACAACACGTTTTACTGCGACAGAAGCAGCAGATGCTTTATACTATCTTGCATCAGCAGGGTTTACTGCAACTGAATCAATACAAGCACTTGAAGGTGTACTTGCATTGGCACAAGCAACTAACACGAGTATGCAGGTTACAGCAGAAGAACTTGCTGTTGTTATAAGTCAGTTTGGTTTTGAAGCAAGTGCTGCATCAAGAGTTGCTAATGTGTTTGCGGCTTCTATTACAAGTTCACAGTCAACAATGGACAAGATGATATTCTCTTTCCAACAAGCTGGCCCGATTGCAGCAGGTCTTGGTATAAGTCTTGAAGAGACTGCTGCCGCAACAAACTTACTAACCAACTCTGGCTATCGTGGGCAAAGAGCAGGACGTGCATTAAGAAAGATATTTGGTCAGTTGTCATTTGAGACAAGTACTATGTCCAAGAAGCTACGTGCATTAGGTTTAGACTACAACAAGTTTAATGTAACTACAAATACATTGACAGAAGCTTTTGGGTATCTCCATGAAGAAGGTGTTAATACATCACAGGCTTTTGCTTCTTTTGGAACCGTTGCCGCAGGTCAGGCCGCAGTACTTGTTAATGCAGGTAAACCAGCTTGGGAAGAAATGACTGCCGCTGTTACTGATACCAATAGAGCTTATGAA